TCTTTTGCAAAGTTACGAACAGCAGGAACTGTGCCTGTTGCATTATACATTTCTCTTGCTTTGTCTATGTAAGTTTTGATTTCATCTGTGATGACAAAATCATCTTCTTGTGCCATTTGTTGCATGACTTCTTCTGACCAATCATTTGTATTGACCAAAAAGCCATCACCATCTCTATTTAAGTCCATAATATACTCCAATTATAAATTAAAATGCTGCGGAACTTCCACAACCACATGTTGATTTTGCATTAGGATTTTTAATCGTGAATGCACTACCATTTAGTGGGTCATCTACATAATCTATTGTTGCACCTTCAAAATAAACACCTGACATTGGGTCTATTAATAGTTTTACACCATTAGTTTCAAATACCCAATCTTCATCTTTTTGTTGGTCTAATGTGAAACCATATTGAAAACCAGAACATCCACCACCTTGTATAAAACAACGAAGGTTTAGGCCTGGCTCTTCACTTGCCAAAATTACTTTGGCTTGATTGGCTGCACTTTCTGTAAATGTCATTTGCATGTTTTGTACCACTCATCTAAAGTTTCTTCTAATAATGGTATGTAGTCTTTTTTATCTTTGATAAACTCTTGTACAGTACCATTTTCCGTAACAACTAAAATTACTATTTGATTAATAGGTTGACCTGTAATCTCCTCAAACATTAAGGCATATGCCGCTGTTTGAATATAATAATTTTCATTGTACGAATCTTTTCTCTCATTTGTGGAAGTTTTAAAATCTATGACTGAAAGCTGATGTTGATAATTAGCAATACAGTCTGCTCTTCCTGCCACTCTATATTTATCTGAATACAAACATATCTCTTGTGCATAGACATCTGTTATGAATTCAAATCTTTGATTTTTTAATTCATTAAATAAAGTATATGGTAAAAAGTCTTTCTTATGTTTCTCCCATGTTTCAAAACTAAAATCTTGACTTAACCAATCTTCACACATTTTATGAACTTTAGAACCTCTTACTGCGGCCTTACTTGCTATGTGTGTTGCAACTTCTTCACCAACTTTTTTTCTCCACTTCATTATACCTGCTTTATTTCTAGGTGATAATACTGTGGTTATAGAGGGATACTCTTTACCTTCTGGTGTTATATAATATCTTTTTTTATCTACTGTCTTTGTATCTAACTGAGGTAAATAATATACTTCATTCTCAAATTCAATCTCATAATTTTTCATAATTTATACTTTGTGCCACTCCTTACCCTCAAATAGTAGAGATTCTGCTTGACGCCTTCTGATTAGTCCGTCTAGTGTTTTACCACCAGCCTTGTTCCACCTTCTCATTTCAAATGGAACTGAACCATAATCACTTTCATTTAATTTTTTTAACATTGTTGATTGTCTTAAATTACCAACTCCTAAATTAAATGTCCATGCAACTAATGCATCAAACTGACCTTCATTTAATTCTACGATTACATTGTCATTTACATAATCTTCAAACTTTGCAATATCTTCTTCTAATAATTTATCTGCTTCAGGTTGTGATATAACATCACCTTCTTTCACTCCTGCAGTATGACCATAACCTATTGTCCAAACTCCTGCCGAGCATTTGTATGCTTTTAATTTACAACCTTCAAACTTTTTAATTAATGCCAAGCCTTCTTGACTACATTTCATAAATCAACTCCTATACCTAGTTTAGTTTTTTCAATCAAATAGTTTCTAACAAAACCAGACCTTACGATATCTGGTATGTCAAACTCAATACAAGCAAAGTCATCCATGTTCTCTAGAATTCTTAGAAAGTCATGTAATCCATTTCTTTCATTTGTTTTTGTCAAGTCTGTTTGACTAAAGTCACCACAGAAAAATATTTTTGAATCTTGACCAACTCTAGTAATGATTGTATCTAACTCATGAAAATTTAAATTTTGACATTCATCTACTATAATAATTGAATTGTCAAAAGTTAAACCTCTAAGAAATGATGTTGATAAGAAATATAAACTACCTTGTCTTTTGAGTGAATCATATAAACCTTTGAAGGCATCTTCATTAGGTTGCTTAAACATAAACTGTACCATGTTTTGATATGGTACTTGGTATAGTGCTGCCTTGTCTTCTTCATCACCTGGTAAGAAACCAATTTCTCTTGTAGGTATAAGTGAACGAACAATAACAACTTTATCGTAACCTGTTCCCTGTTTTAGAACATCTTGTAAAGACTGATACAATGTGACAAATGTTTTTCCTGTACCAGCACATCCAAAGAAAAATCCATTCTTACCCTCTTTGTACGCATCAAATACTAGTTTTTGATTATCTGTGATTGGTTCAATTTTTACCAAATCACCAGAATTAATTTCTTTCTTCTTTGACATAATTTTTATCCTTGTGTTTTACATAACCTTTCTTCGCCGCCTTCTTTTTATCAGGCACGACTAACATTCGTGTAAATTTAAACATTGCTTTTGCGACAGGGTTTCTCATAATTCTTCTCTAAAAGTTAGGTACCTATCATTCCTTGATAGGCACCCTGTGTATAGTCTGTTTTTATTTTGTCTATAACACATAGTTATTTATCTAAATTGTATTTCTTCACTACCTTATCTCTCTTAACATCTGCTATAGATTTCCTACTAAATCTATCAGCAATAGGTGTGTTTGGATGGGCATCTGCTATCTTTGAAAAGACTTCTTTCATTCCACCATCCATTTTTTTAACTATGTGGTCTCCTACAAAATTAGGAGCTGTTAATACAGGTTTTAAATTAGGATTGTCTTTGAGATACTGTTCTTTTTCAGATATCTTCATCAACTTATCAAATACTTCACCTGTTTCTTTATCTTCAAATGTATATGTCGGCATTATGCGTACCACTCTGGTTTTTCTCTAGATTTCCAATTTGCAAATCCATTCTTGTAGTTTATGTAGTAATTCTTGTAACCTTGTATTGGGTCACCAGGTACTTTACACTCCTCTGGCATTGCCTGTGGTAATTCTGTAAGACCTATATCTTTGATATTATTAGGTGCTTTTAACAAACACAAAGATGGTCTTGCCGAACCATGTATCTTTCCATATCTAAATGTATATTCTGCAAGACAAGCCATGTAAATCTTATACATCAAACGATAATTTGATTTACTTTCACGCACCCACACATTACAAGGATGATTCACATGACTTGCTTTGAACAAAATATCTTCTCTTTTATCTGGCAAACGCCATCTTCTAATTCTTCTATTATTTGCAGTTCTACCTTCGTATTCTGTACCATCTAAAATTCTATGTGCTGTTGATAGTAACTGAGCATACTCAGTAACCATTTTTACAACATGTTTATCAACATGCCATTTTGCATTTTGTATTGGGTCTTCATGTAGATAAAATATGTTCATGTATCAACTCCCTAACTTTTATTAGATTCTTGTATTCTAACACATTTTCACTCATACTGTCAATAGCCTGTTTAATCAGTCCATTATCAGTCTCCCAGACTTCTTTAAAAGGATAAACATCAACATGTATCAAAAACACTGCTGTTTCATCTTTTATGACTGTCATTGTTCTTTCGTGTTCAACTCTAAAATATAAATCATCTAAATTTTTAATCTCTGGTTTATCATATTTTGGATGATTACTGTATCCACCCAAAGATGTTATACCCCAAGTGTATCTCTCGTATGACTGTCCACTACACATGGCCCTTATGATACCATCAGATGCACGAACTAATGCCTCATTGTCTGCAATAGGTTCATGTAACTCAGCTAAACTTTTGCCGACCTTATCACCAGCATTCCAGCTGGAAGGGAATGCAACAAAACAAGCCTCTAATTTACCATTGTGCATAATAACCACATCATCTTCTATTGCCAAACCTAAGTCTTTCATGTTATTACACTCTGTAAACAACTGATAATCATCAGGTTGATTGAATAATCCTAAACTTGCAGCTGTCTTTTCAACTAATCTTTCTTCAATCGCAAGTGGTGTTTCAAACCAAATGTCTGGGCCTAAACTATCTAACTCAATTCTTCTTTGTGATTGAATATGAACATCAGTATTATTTGCATTATAACTAGGTCTTTCACAAGGTTTAAAGACAGGTCTCATATCAAATGGTACTCTAATTACATGTTCAAACATTACTTTTCCCACCTATAAAAAATGTGGTCTTCAATCTCTATCGTTTTAGTTTTAGTCTTGGCCCAATCTGGTCTAACATAATCTGCGTGATAATGAGTTGCACCATCTGTAATATCAAAATAACCATTTGGTATCAAGTAGTCTGCCAATCCTAAAATTCTATCGTAAACTTCTAAATTTAATATTTTATCTGATTTACCATCACAATACCAACTAAACTGACATTTATCTCTAATAGGAAATCCACTCTCGTATGTTAATCCTTGTTTAACAACTTCGCATATTGTGTTGGGGAATCTATCATCTCTCACTCTATTAAGGGTCACTTGTGCAACTGCAACCCATCCAGCAAATCCTTGATTTCTCGCCTCAAAGTATATGTTATCTGCTAGACATTCTCTCTCACTTCCATATGCATTAAATCCTATTAGTAATAAACATACTAATATTATTTTTTTCATTATTTAACCTCAATCACCTCTGTGATTACATTTTTTGGAATAATTGTAGAATTACCACATTCATAGATAGTGCCATCATCTTTAAAATTAAAATCACTAACTATTCTAACAAGCTCATCATCTTCATCACTAATCAGATAACCTGTGCTTATACTTCTTGCAAGATTTTCTGATTTAACATCTTCTACACTTCTCCAAGTGCTATCAGATGAAATATCTAACCAATGAACTTGAACAAGTTTGTATGGTATCTTTTTGATTTTTCCTAAACTCATAATACATAACCTCAATCTAGGGTGTTCATGTCAGCTCTATATGATGAGGTCTGAGAGAGAGAAGCCGACATGAACGGGAATTACTTTTATAACCTCATCCATATTAAACCAGTTTATCAGGTTCAACAACTATTGTCAAGGGTTTTATATACCCGATGCACTACCTGGTGCCTGTGGATAAACTTCTGGTTCTGGTATCATATAATTATCATCCCAGCCAAATGCCTCTTTTACCACATCTTTTGATAAACCTTTGTAAACTTGGTGTAATCTTTTATCCTTTGCAGCAATAACAACTTCTGCCTCACTTTCGTGTAGACCTTCACACATCTGTATAAACATATTTTCTTTTTGTGATTGTTTAGTTTCGTTATCACCACCTTCTATAAAGTGAAATAGTTTTCTTGCCTCTGATGCTAGAACTGTATGTTCTGTACCAATCGGTGCATCATTTTTTTTGAAAGGAACTTCACCTGCAGGTATGACCCATTTTTTAGTGGGGTCAAAGGATGCCTTAATTATCATTCTTAAAGCTGAAGTGTCATTCTTTCTTAGAATTTCTATCTTTTGAGATTTTGTTTTTGCTTTGTGTACTTTGTCAAGTATCTCTGATATTAGTAATGAGTTATTACTATTTTGCGCATTAGCCATATTAACCATTTTAAAATTCTCCAATATTTTCAGTAAGACTAGTTAGTCTCTTTTCTATAAAATAATTTAGTAACCCACTTCTATCGCCGTAAGAAGCTTCGTTGAAACTATTTAGTATTTCTGATTCTAGGGTTTTCGGAATATTATCCAAATTTATTAATTTATCATTTCTTTGATAATTTCGTTTTATTTCATCATCTAATTCATCAATGTCTTGAGCCAAAATACTTTCTAACTTCTTAGATGTTAAAGGTCTCTGTCTCAACTCATCTGTAAAAGTGTGGTCTGGTGACAATACATTTGGTACACCATCACTCTTATCGCCTTTTAATACATGTTCTTTGATATAAACTTTAGGGTCTACACCATCAACTAATTTTTTAGTTATCGGACTGTATTGTTTTACATTGTCATATTTTTGTAATTGTATAAAGTCTTTATCACCTGATACAATCATGACTTTTTCATTTTGATAATGTTTACATAATGTTGCAATTACATCATCTGCTTCTGCCCCATAAACTTCTACAACTTTATAAGGTAAAAATTCTTTTATTTCTTCTTTGATATTATTAAGAACTCCAAATATGGAATCCCAATCTTTATTATCTTCTTCTCTGTTTTTTCTACGATTTGATTTGTATTGTGGAAATATCTCTTTACGCCAATATGCTCTTGAATCGTATGCCAGAACTATTTCACCATAATCTTCATTAAACATTGTTCTGTACATTCTAACAGAATTTAAAATCATATGTCTAACCATGTCTTCTTCTAACTCACCTTTATTCATGTGCAAATGCATCATTAAAGATGCAACTGAGATTTGATTCATGTCTATTATTATCATTTTAAATTCCTTTAGAAAGGGTGGCCGAAGCCACCCCACTAAATCTTTACGAATTAAGAATCGTAAGATACACCATTTCCGTAAAGTGCTTTAATACCTGCAGCAACGATTGTTTTATCTGCAGCCCCATTCATAAGAACGGCACCTACACCAGCATTAATAATTGCTTGTGTTGGTTCACCCATACGGTAGGAAGTACCACTAGCAGTTTTGTTGATATAAATCATGTTACCTGCTCTTCTAAGTTTGTCTACCATCGCCTGTGGTGATGTAAGGTCAAACTGATTTCTTAATTGTGTCCAAGTAAGCGTTTTACCTGATTCAAATGCGTTTAGAACGCGTTGTGTTTTTGATAGTGCTTTTCTACCCATGTTATTTTCTCCTTTGGAAAATTAAATTTAACTTGACTAATTTTATGCCTCGTATAGTCATATCGGCAACTACATTATTGTAATTCGTTTTATTCTTCATCATCATCTTTTTTATTTTTTTTACTTTCTAAATCTTTAATTCTTTTGGTATGTAAAGTTTCTTTTTCTTTTTCTTTATCTAATTGTGTTTTTCGCCAATTAGTAACTTCACCTATTTCTGTATCTGGTTCAAACTCTACATCTAATTGACCATCACTCTCATGTATCTCTCTGACTTCATCTGCCATATCAACTAAATCACCTAATAATCTACTATCAAATTTTGAATAGTGCATCTCTATGCCATCTTCATTTTGTGTTCTGTCTGGCATCATAATATTATCAATCAATCCTTGAACGACATGTGGTAATTTTTCTTGTCTATACAGAGCAGACTTGACTGTCTCTGATAAAAAACCTATGTCTAATATAAAACTATCTTCACCTATGTCATAACCATTTTCTGATAGTGTGTGAATCAACTGTACCATAACACCTTCTGTTATGATATCAATCTTTGATATCTTTTCTTGCATTTTTAATTGTGTATTATTTTTATCTAATGCCTTTTGATATTTTCTCTTGACCCAATCTGATGCTTGTTCATCATTTACTTTACCATGTGCATCCCAAGGTCCTATGATTATATTATCTGGTACTTTTTTATCTGTCATGATATAATTTTTTTCTCAACTGGTACTATTGCACCTATGTAATTTAAATAATTGTCTCTAATCTCTGACTTAGCATCATTTATTGTAATTATATGTTCTTCTTTAATATGCATTTCTTCATTCTCTGCGAATGGTATAAATGGTGAAAAATATAATTTAGTTTCAGAACTTGAACCAGGGTTTTGAGCCATCGGTATCAATACAAATGGTTTTTTAATTGTTGTTATTGAGGCATCAGAATATACCATCTCTGCCACGATATCCTCACCTGTGGTAAGTCTTAATAATTTTACATCCATTAGTGTGCCCTCTTTCTTCTGTAATTAGTTTTTTGTTGATGTGGCCCTGGTGTATCTCTTAATTTTTTCAACCACCTTTGTCTTCCTGCAGACTTGGCCAGTCTTTTCTTTTCACTTTTCTTTGTGAAAAACTGTCTTTCATGAACTTCATTTAAGATACCAGCTTTCAGAACTTTCTTTTTAAATATTCTTAATGCCTTATTGATATCATCACCATGAACAGTTACACCTAAACCAGATGTCTGTTCTTGTGGTTTCTTTTTGAAGTGTCTTTTTTTCTCTTGATTTCTTACTTGAAATTTTTGTCTTGGTTTGGTTGAACTACCTCTCACTCAACACCCCCATTTATATCTTTATGGAATTGGTCTGTTATATCATAGACTGAACGCATTGCGTCAAACTTATTTTCAAACCCCATGATTTGAAGATTATCCATATTATTATCTAAAATTTCTAAAGCATCATCTTCTGTTATGTCACCCCCAATTAATTTTTGAGCAGTGACACCTAGAATAGTTTCAGCTTCTTCGTACATCATTTGTTTTACAGCACCCATATTATGCAACCTCCAACATAGATAAAGGAACTCTGTAAGAACGACTTCCTATTTGAACTATTGCTTTTTTAATATTAATTTTTGTGACTGTACCTAACTCTCTTTTAGTTTTTTGTACAACATAAACATCCATACCCACCCTTATAGTAGATTTGGCATTCATCACTTTTACATCACGAATAAAATCACCTAACTCATTTAATTCAGTTAGATTCATACCCATGATTTCTTTTCGTATATTTTCTTTCATTTTTGACCTCTCATTAATTTTATATGTAACCATATTAACAGGTCCATACAGGACTTGTCAAGGGTTAATTTTGTGTTATTGAGAATAACTCTCATTTAGAATCATCCATACATTCGGCCAACTATATTTTTGATTATAATATCCGTCAATATAGTCAATATAGGAATCTATCCAATTTTTATAGGGTATAGTTTCTATATCATCTACTAGTAGATTTCCACTATCTATTTCTGGTTCTTGTGGTATTGATAATTGTATTACTTTACTCATATTTTCCTCTCTCTTAATAATCTATAGATTGTATTAAATCATTTCTTATCTCGGTAGTAAATTTCACTCCAAGATTTCTCAATCTCATTTCTTCTTTTTCGTTATCTTCTGGTGTAGAAGGTATATATTCTACTTCTCCGTCTTCGTAAGTAGTCATATATAAGTTTTCATTTGGTCTTAAATTTATGTTTAATTCTCTCATATTTTCCTCTCTTTTTATGATTATGTAGCTATTATGACAGGTCAAACAAGTATTGTCAAGGGTGAATTTGCCCTTATTTTTGGGGGTATTTTAGGGGGTGTAAATGAGAATCATTCTCAAATAGGAATCATTCTCATTTAGATATCTAGATTAGAAGTACAAATGAAGTCCATAATTCACTTGTAAATACAGGCATTGTTGCAACATACTCTGATGCATTTTCATACATTGATTTTACAGGCTCATTGATTTCATGAGTATTCTCATCTGTAATTCTTAATTTACAGGTTGGGCATTTACATGACATCTCTCATCTCCTTAGTTAGATAGTGGGTTACCAGATTTAGCTTGTATTTCTCTGATTTGTAGTTTTAATAGTTCTATCTCTTTTGAATTGATTTCACTATTTTTATCTACCTCTGCAATTGCCTCAATATTTTTTTGAATAGAAGTTCCTTTTTTATCACTTCCTACTCTTTTTTCAATATTAGACAATCTAGTGTTGATTTCACCATACTTTGTAAAACCACCACCTATTGCAACTATTGCCGCAATCAGAGCTGCGATACTTGCCAAGTTATTTTTTAATGTATCAAACATTTTAGTTTCCTCTTAGTTCTTTGAGTTCCAAATAAACTTTATTTTTTTCATAATTAATTTCATTTAAAACTTTTCTTCTTTTATTTAGTGGGTCATCTTTTTGATACCCTAAATCTGCATTTGCATATATTGGTTGTTGTGTTAGAATATTTATATCATCAAATAAATCTAGATTACCACCAAACATTTCTCTGTCTTTGTAAAAAGTTCTTTCTGTATAATTTGATAATTTAGGACCATCAATCTGCATACCTTTGAGTGTAACTAATTGTGATGCCCTAACTTTATCTGCAACTCTTTTTAACTTAGAATTTACTTTTGCAATAATCTTTTCTATTTTTGTACTTATATTTTTAACATCAGTTTCAACTGTGGTATCTACAGATGATGTAGAAACAGATGTGTCTGTATCAGCTTCTGCAACAGTAGTTTCTTCTGCACTTTCTACAGGGGTATCATTTGTTGTTGATGTATCCTCTGTAGGTGTTTCTTCAACAGGTGCTTCTTCTGTTGTTGGTTCTGATTGTGAACCACCTGTTGGTTCTGGTTCTTCTTCCATTGTAGGTTCTGGTTCTGGTCTTTCCATTTCCACATTTGATTCTGGTTCTGTTGTTTCCATTTCAGGCTCTTCATTCATAGCAACAGTCTCTACAGGACCATCTCCCATTTCTGGCATGTCTTCTTCAACCATTGCATCCATAATTTCGGTTGCTGCCTCAGTAGACATATCCTCTGGCATATCCATATCAAACATTTCTGCTAGTGTGTCTATTGCATTTGTAAATGTTTCTTCTGCCATCTCTGTAAATGAGGGTTCAGGCATTTCCATATCAGGCATTTCCATGTCTACAGACATTTCTACAGTTGGTGATTCCATTTCTGGTTCATCAAACTCCATATCCGTAGGAGCCAATACAAGAACACCCGCCATTTCATCATTTATATTCTGTTCTAAAGTATCCACTTCAACAGCATCATCTATATAAAACTGTTCTTCCATATTCATTTCTGGTTCTACAAATCCCATGGTGAGTTCCATATCTAAACCACTATCTACAATAATATCCTCTACCATTTCTGTAAATGTTGTTCCACCTATTTCCTCATTCTCTAACATGTCTATTGCAGTTTCTATTTGAGTATCTACATTTTCTAATTGTGTAAGTGTCTCTTGTGAAATTTGTGGTTGAGGACTATCTTCGTATGTAATTTTAAGTGTTGGGTTTTTTATATCTACTGCCCAATGACTACTTCTACCTGTTGATTCTGTAAAGTCAAATCTAACTGCAATTTGAAAGTCTGTTGCAGAGTTAGAACCTTGCACATGAGTATCTGTGTATGTTCCATATGAACCACAGTTTGTATAACCACATGAGTTTAATATAACTTGTCTTGTTTGTGTTGTTACATTTCCTAGATTATCAGTAATTGTTTGTGTCATTGTTGTGGTTGATGTAGAAGTATTCCAATGCCAGATGTCTGCACCTAACTCTGATTCCCAACCATTTTGAATTTGTGCCTCACTCATACCAACATCATCTGCAAGAGATACACCAGGGTGCATCATGTGGTCTCCATTGACCATTGCTCCTATGTTGTTACCATGATTGTGTGTTGGGTCTGTACAAGTCCATTCATTGTGAGGTTGATTGTTATTAAAGAATTGTTGTGGTAATTGGTTATTTGTGGTAACCTCTTGACCCAATGATATAGATGGTAGTAGTAATAAAATGAACAGTAATTTTTTCATGTTAGAATATTATTCCAAAAAATAAAATAGAAAATACTATTTTCTTAAAAAGTTGTTTATTGTATTCATAATTAATTGCAGTTACTGCAGAATCTATTTTGGATTCAGTTCTTTGGATTCTTTTTTTTTAACTTCCTCATCACCAACAGTAACTTCTACATTAACTTTTTTAGACTTGTTAATATCTGCTTTTAATTCTTCAATCTTTTGTTTAATCATTTCAGCTTCAGATTGATTAAAAGTTTTATCAACATCTACATCACCATTTCTTATTTTTTCAGCAGCATCTAATTTATCTTTCCACTCTTTGAGTTTTAATTTTTGCTCATACTCATCTTCTGCTTTTTCAACAACTCTTAGTCTGTCTGTGTATTGTGCGTAGTCAGGTCTTAACTTGTCATATTTTTTCCATTGTTCTGAAGCAGCCTTTCCAATCTTACCTTCAAATGGGCAAGGTGTACCAGATTGTTCCATAGCAAAAAATACTCTAGGGTCTTGGCAGAGGATTGAAACTGAAGCGACTTTCATGCCTAAGTCAGATAGAACTTTTGAAAGTTTTATGCGTTCGCAGTTTTCATCTGTTTTGTATGTTCCTGCACTAACCCCGAAACCGATAGTAGAAATACCACCTGAGATACCAACTAAACAAAGGTCTTGTGAGTAAGCAGACATAGACGGTGCAGATGCCATACCTGCAACTCTAGTGTCATGACCATTTGTTGTATTTGTGGTCGTGGTATTATTTGTTGTTGTGTTTGTAGTATCGTTTGAACTACCAGACTGATAAGTGTTATTGTTCGTTGTGGTATATCCACCTGTTATATTTGTATTTGAACCACTTGTATTTGTCTGTGTGTTCGTATCATCTGCAACGGCACTTCCTATTACCGACATCATAAAACATATCAAAGACACCCCTAATATCTTCTTCATGTTGATTCCCTTTTATCTAATCATTCAACAGTATTTATAATTTTTTAAACATTGAAACGAAATATTCTGCATCCACTAATACTAGTGGTTTTGAGTTATTTCTTTTAATTACTACTACAGGTTCATAGTCTTTTGAGTTTTCTTCTGCTTGTTTGTAAGATTCCCAAATATTTACTTTTTCTTGATTCTTACATTCTACTGACATGGGAAACTTTTCTCTTGCAGCTCTGGCCATGATTAAATCCTCTCCACCAGCACCCATACTTCTAGATTCAATATCCTCTGGGTGTATGTCTAGTTTTTCTATGAGAAGTTCTCTCATCCACTTTTGTAGTTTTCTACCTTTTGCTTTTGCCGATTGTGTTTTCATAATTTATCTCGCAGTTAGCATGTAATCTATTGCATATCTATTTTTGTCACTAAGAATTGTATCATTTGCATGAGTTTGATTTGAATCAAAGATTAAAAAATCTGTTGGGTTTAATTTATAAGCAACACCATCACATATAAATCCACCACCATCTTTTTCACTATTCCAATCTGAGTTTAATATTCCTAATACTTTTAATCTACCCTCACCCCAATCATCTACATGAAAGTTTGGTGGATAGTTTTTAGTTTTTACACTTATGGCACAAAAATGCATTTCTGGTGTAAGATATTCTTTTCC